GAGATCTACTTCAATCTCTACTGTTTCTTCAACAGCTTCTTCTACTTGTTGCATGGATTCTGCCATGTGTCTTCTCCTGTTGCGTGTTACTCTACATCCTCTGGGTTATTAACCACAGCAAGTATTTCATCATCGTTTAATAAACGCAAGTCACCACCATCAATTTTGATTCTAGCTCCTGCGTATCTTCCAAAAATAACCCAATCTCTTTCTTGGCACCAAGCGCCATTTGGAAACTTGTTCTTATCTTTGTAAGCATCTGGTCCCAATGATACTACGAAACCGACATTAGTACCTAATCTTTCTTTTTCTACATAAGACTCAGCTAAGTGTATACCACCTTTAGTTACTGCTTTTTGTGTGAAAGGTAAGATTAATATTCTATAGCCTGTAGGATCAGGTAGCTTTTCCATAAGAGATTCATCTTCTTGAATAGAATCAGGTGTAAACTCCTGTATGGGTTCTTCTTCTTTTTTTAACTCTCGTACCTTTTCGATATGATCAGGTATGGGAGTGCGTGTTGACTCTGTTGTTTCAGATGCCATCGTTTTGCTCCTTTATATTTTGCAGGTCTATTATAGTTCTCTCAGCTGAGCTAAGACCTGATAGCTCCCCGAGAATTCTTTGATACCCTTCCCAGTCTTGAATACCGCCAGTTTTTAAAACTTCTGTAAGTTCATCTTGTCTCCGACGTAGTTCTCGTAATGTTTTTTCTACTATGTATAGTCCGTCCATCTAGCAGTCCCAATCCCTTCTTGCCCAATAATTAGCACTACACCTATCGCTTTTAATCCCCCCACTACGTGCACAGTAAGATTTTTTACGTGCTTTATTGTTTTTGTGCATACCTAGATTAGCGTCGCCAAAAGTAATACGTTTTATTTTATTACCGCCACTACCACATTGCCCAACAAAAACTACTTTACGTTTTTTACCATATCCAGGTTCACCTTTACGCAAAGCTCTTGGTCTATTAAGTGTTACTTTTTTACCTTGATATTCTGCCATTACTTTTCCTTTGCATATAAATTATCAAAAACTCTATTTACATCTAGGGTATAGTCTAAATCAGATTTTGAATAATGTATATATTGAGAAGGCTTAAAGTCAGGTGCACCCTCTCCTGTAACAAACCAAGCTGGATGTGTGACTCTTACTCTATTATTGGGTAAAGCTACGATATTTCCTGTCCATTCACCTGCATCTAATAGCTCCAAAACATGACTGCTTTTGTGTTGTGCTGGATCATCGGCTATTTCGTTCTCTGCATAATCTACAGTAAATAAATATTTTGCTGGATACATATTGCCATCTATCTTTGCTAACCAAGGACAAGGTGTTGCCCTATCTATTACATAGACTGAATTATGATGCGAAGAACAATCCCAAGGTTGTGCATCGTGTACTGCCATAGGAACGGGATATTCTTCACTAGGTGTGTCAGCAACTAAACCCGTTATCGGCATCCTTGCCCACATAGCTCCACCATGTATATTACCTTCATCCCAATCTTCGCAGTTAGCTTCTTCGCCAGTAAATATCACATGAAAACTCAAGCATCGTGTTGGCATAGTAGTAACACCTACAGCCATGGCGTGTAAAAACTCACCATGGTATTTTTCGTGATTGTGGGTGTACTCTCGTCTTACCCAACATTTAAAATGGGGTATGTTGCTATATAAGTATGACACTTATCTCTTTTTTCTTCTAGAAGATCTTTTCTTCCTAGCACCGCCTTTTGACATTTTCTTTTTGACTCCGCCTCTCACCATTTTTTTCTTAGGCTTTGCTCCGCCTCTTGACATTTTACGTTTCTTGGCACCGCCTTTTGACATTCTACGTTTTGTTGCCATTTTACTTTTCATTACCATGGTATTACCCCCATTTTTTAGTTTTAGTTCCACCCCAGTATTCTACAGCATGCCCTTCTGATATAAGTTTTTGACATATATCTTCACCATCTGCTGTGTACGGAATACCGAGTATTCTTCCGTACTTTCCTTTTCCCAGTGATTTGACTTTTAGTGTTCCAGTACAAAGTTCAATGAGTCTGTCTTTTGCTTTTAGACCGAGTGCTTTTTCTGCTAGGTTTCTTGTTCTTGATTCTGGTGTATCTATACCAGCTAGTCTGATTCTTTGTTTGTGTAGTTTGACATCAAATCCTAAGTCTAAAACACAATCAAACGTGTCTCCGTCTATTACTCTGTCTAGAGTAGCTCTATACACAAACTCGTCTGGCGAACCGCTCATGTATATTTAGTTGTCTTTCTACGTTTAGGCATCACCGCACCACAGCCTTTGTGTTTTGATTTTTTAACTTTAGTTTTAGCCACCGTTCCTGCTTCTCCTACGGTTTGCATTACCTGCTATAACTTCCCCACCACCTTTCATCATTTTAAAATCAGCACCAGATATTTTACCATCTTTATTTTTATCTAATTTTTTCTGATCACCGTGAAGTCCACCATGTGATTTTTTAGCAGTTTTTGCTGATTCTTCAAAATCTTTTTTAGTAGGTGCTCCTTTTGAACCTACTTTTCTTGGTTTTCTGCCTTCTTTTTTCTTTTTGTTGATGTAATAGTACAAACCTTTTTTAACAGTTCTACCATCTTTTGTTTTATGTGTATCTTTAGCCATTATCTTACTCCGCTAGGGCTAGTGTTAAACTTTGTGCCTTTAGTTGCTGCTCCTTTACCCTGAACAGTTTTTTGACCTTGACCAAAAATATCACTGTTGCTTTTAGTTAAAACAACTGGACCTTTTACTGGTTTAGATAGGTCTATCTTATCTGGGGCAGGAAAACTAACTTTTTTATATTTAGTTGTATCTTTCATTTATTCACCTTTTGTGTTTGTATCTGCTGATCTGACATCTTTTAATATCTGACCATAAGTTTTATTATTGTCACTTTGAGCTTTAAGTAAAGCTTCTTCTCTATCTTGAGCCACTTTCATTTCTGCTATTGCCTCTTGAGACTCTATTTTAGCTATATCTACCTGACTTCGTAAAGTATCTGCTTGAGCTCTTTGTGCTATTTCTTCACGCTTGAGTTCTACGACAGGATCGATCTGAGCGTTTTGTTGTGCTTCTATTAGAGCTTGTTGCTGACCAGTTACTTGTTGTGTAGCATTAGCAGCAGCAAGTGCTATCTCATTCATTACTTGTGGATCTTGTATCTGCTCAAGCGGTGGTAGTTGTTGACCTAAAACTTGTTCAATTTGCTGTTTATAAACCATAGCTGTGTGTTCTTGTATATTAGCTTGTATTGACTGCAGTGCTATAGGGTTTTGCTGCATCATAGGATTCTGCAAAAAAGCTGTATGTGCAGTTATGTACGCATCGTGGTTTTGAAACTCAAAAGCTCTTATAGGTTGTCCCATAATCGCTGCTTGTTGTTCACTTACTGGATCTCTAGGTGGAACTTCTTGTTGAGGTGGTAAAAGTAGTTCTATGTTTTTTACTTCTAGAGCTTCGTACATTCTTTGATACGCTTCACGCAGATTATGTATCTGAGGTGCAGCTTGTGCCATCTGTAGTTCTTGTTGAGCTAACATCACACGTTGAGCCATACTAAATATATTAGGATCACTGACTGGAATTATATCTACACGATCATCAAAGTCTGATTGTTTAATTTCAGAAGGTGCGCCCTCCACCGCATATGGATATGACGGTGGCAATGATCTAGAGAAAACTCCAGCCAGTAATCTAAATTCTTTCTTTTGTGCATAGTGTAAACGTTTATGTATAGCTGACATAACTTTAGTTCCACGCTCTAACATAGCTACCGTTGTGCCTACTGGTAGTTGTTGACTACCTATATCGCCTACTTGCATGTCTGCTATGTTTGCAAACCTTCTACCTGAGTCAATAAGTACACCTAATAGTTGACTAAGCACATTACTTGGCTCTTTGTATGGTAAAGGCATTAAGGCATCACGTATTGTGCCTCCTGGAACATCAACATCTCTAAATTCTCCAGGTCTGAGGGGTTCATCTTCGCCCTGTACACGCATACCACGTGCTTTAAACCCTGCTGGTAGGTTACTTAGCGTTCCAGCATCAATTAATTGTCTTAAAACAGAAGTTGCAGACTTAGTTAGCCCTCCAATCATGTGAATTAAGCCAAAACCGTAAAAACCTAGTCCTGGAAGGAACTTATAGTGTATAAAATACTCTTTTTTACGGAATAATTCGTCTTCCATAGCCCAATTTCGCCTTATTGCGAGTATTTCACCTGAATCTTCAAGGATAGTTACTATATAAGGTACACCAAACTCGTATTCATCAACCCCTTCGAGCTCTAAATCAACGTGTACCTCTAATAAAGTGTATTCATTGTAGTCACTTGTCGGTCTACTAAGCCCTTGTAACTCATCTAGCTTGTCTTTTGCTTCGTTATAGTCAGGTTCACCAGCCGAACCAATGTCAAAATCACGATAAACACCGTTTAATTGCATTTTTCTGATGTCATTGCCTGTCATTGTGATGACATGTGTTGTTCTTGGACTAGTTTCTAGGTTAGTTGTGTCATAACTTACAACTAAATTTTCTGCTTTTACAAATGCAGAGGTGGCTCTACCTAATAATGAGTCAAAATATACTTTTTTAAATGCGCTACCAGCCAAGGGTAGATAAAATAACAGACTATCCATATCTGGATCATACTCTTCCATAACTTCTGTTATCTGGTAGTTCATGTATTCCTTGACACGTTTACATTGTGCCTCTACTTCTGGAGTTTCTAGTCCTACCATTTTTGTACTCACGGGACCATTAGCTGGTAACAATTCTTTATAGGCTTGTGCTTGAAACTGAGTTGCTGCTTCTGCGAGTAAAGGGTGTGTAACTCCAGTTGCTCCTGGAAAAGGTGAATCACGTTCTTCTGATTTTATACCTAGTAGATCAAGACCATCAGAAAAAGTTTGTAACCATTCGTCACGAGATTCTTTATCTTCTTCAAACGCTGCAACAAGTTCATTTGATATTTCACTAAGTTCACTCGGATCTAAAACTAAAGCTAGGTTTGAGTTATGTTCTGTTTCTAGTGCTTCCGTATCGTCGACAGGCAGCATTTGACCATTAGTTCCTACTTGAAATTCTACACCGCCATCGTCATTAGGTTCTTCTAATTCTACAACTAATTCTTCCTCTGACGTTATAGGGTTTTCTCTTTTAGGATATCTTTGTGCTTCTATCGCCATGGTTCTCCTTTATAGGTTATCAATAATAACTTATTTTCTTTCGATATAAAACTTCTTCTTCGTAATCACTTGGTAGTCGCACAAAACCACCTTGCCTAAATCTCATTAAAGCTTGCGTAGTTGAATCTACTAAGTCGTCGTGATCTCCTGCTGGGAATGCCGCACATTCTTCTATGACATCTTTTGCCCAGTTTGTATCAGGATACCAAACCATGCCAGACTCGAACAATGGAGCACAGGCATTGACTCTTGCTACCTTGTCGTTGCCTTTTGATGGCGTGTAGTTTTGTACAGGTATGCCCACGCTCCGCAGTTCTTGTGTCAAAGGCATACCACTCGCTTTACCTTCTATGATCACTACGTCAGGTTCCCAATGTTCGTATTGCTTGAAGGCTTGCCCTTTGAGTTCAGGA